TTTTCTATAGCATTTTTAATAACGACACATTTATTAGAAGGGACGTTAAACATCATTCTATATTTTTCTGCACACCAATGACTGTTAAATACATACCAATCATATTTGGTATGATTTGATTTATCTTTAAACCAAGGTGCTACATTAGGTTGATCGTAAGAGTTTTGTATCCAAAGAATATTTATTTTATTTTTAGATAACTCATGTTTTTCAGGAACAGATGTTGTTATCTGAAATTTATTTAATAATTCATTATCTACATGTTTACACAGTAGATTATACTGTAACTCAGTTCCACCAATGGGATTCATAAATTATTTTTTTATAGTATCACCTTTAGTATGTAAAGAGGCAACTGTAATTTCTAAGTCCTGTCTAAAATCATCAGCGGTTGTGTCTGTATTAGGATCAGCTACATCTGCATCAAATGCTGCTTTATCAGCATAGACAGTTCCTGTTCTTTTATTTTTTACAATCTCTTTAGCTATTGCAGGTATTCTTGGTAAATTATCACTCATTATACTCTTCCTTGTTTATTATACTTCTTATAGTCTCTTTTTTCACTTTTGTTAAGACTTTTTTTATGTCTACCTGGTCTTTTTTTAGGTTTTGGTCTTGGTACAAAATGTGTAAATTTTTGTTTAGCCATTTTGGTCTTCTCTAGATATTTCTAATATTGAACATACTGCAGTGACATTAGTAGTATCATTTGTCTCAATAGTCAATGCGTCCCCCTCTTCTAATATAATAGGCCCCTTAGCAATATTACAAATAGTTGGGCCACTTATGTTTGCGTATGCAATTAAATTAGATGTATTAGAATCTGAACTATCATTTATTTTTGCTTGTACAATTTTACTTCCACCTTGATTAGTAACTTGTATGTTTTGAACAATACCTCTTCCATTAATAGGTGCTGTGTATACGGTAACAGCATTTGTAGTAGTTCCTGCAAAGAATGCGTTTTTATATATATTTGCCATTATGTTAAATCAACCCATTTTAATGTGCCACAAATATCATCACCATTACTAGCTCCTTTTGCAGCTAAAGTTATTGTATCAGAAACTCCTGCTATGGTTTGTCCAATTTGATAAGCAAAGTTAAATCCATCTTGTGCAAAACTTAAACTGTTTGCACCTTTACCAGATAGATATGCTTGTCCAATAATAGTCCCACCAGTAATTGTTGTTGTTCCTGTTAAATCATATTCTACATTATCAGAATAACTTGTATATGAAAATGCTGTACTTGGTGTAGCATTTTTTATTAGTTTTATTTCAAAATCAGAATTAGAAATAGCCGATGCCGCAACATCAATTGGAATAATAACAGCATAAGGTCTTCCTGATTTAATTCGTATTGTTGCTAGATTATAAAATGTACCAGCTGTTGTTAGATTCACTCCACCTAATGAAGCTGTTCCAATGGATTGACGTAATCCTTCTGGTGCATAACCACCTTCAATCATAGCGGTTGAACACACTTGTTGCAATACTGCTGCACCTGATATAGTTCCTGTTGTTTCAATTTCATATCGAATAGGTAAGTTTGCAGTTTGCATGTAAACGGTTGTTAAATCATTTGCATTTAAAAATGTATGAGCTGTAATAAATTTACCGTCAATAACAAATCCAACTCTAATAGCTCCCATACCTAACCATTCATAATCAGTAAATAAAATTGTAGCCTTATCTACATTTAAGGTATATCCACTTGCACCGCTACCATCTAGTTTATCTCCATTCCAGGAAGATTGAGATATTTCAGTATCTACTGCAGATCCAGTTACATAAGTTCGTCTTACAATTTTTAATGTTGTGCCATCAGCATAAAAGAATATTCCATTGTTTGCATCAAACGTCCCTACCTTTTGTTTAAGGTCTGCTTCTGGAGTATTCATAACAAAGGTATTTAATATTAATAATGACTTACCTGGTTGATAAGACATAACTCTTTTAGATTGTCTAATAACTTTGTCACCACTAGCTGTAGTTACATTTAAATTAACTGTAGATTTATTTGCTGTATAAGTAACTGTTCCTGAACCTGTTAAGTCTTCATCAAAGAGATCATTCTTTGACATGACATTTTTAGAATCAAATATAGTAAGTGGATTAGATACTCTTAATCTACCAAATGCATCATAAGCATTTGATCCATCTCCACCACCAATAACTGTTGGTTCTACATTAACATTGTTACATCCTTGAGACATTAGCAACCGTACCTTGTATTAAACCAAGTAAATCTTTCTACTTCTTGTTTTAGTTCTTCTTGAAATGCAAAGTTCAATTGGTTCTTTAACGTTTCCAAAGATGCAGTAATTTGTCTTTGGTTAGTAACTTCATACTGTTCTTTAGGCTCTGGAATATAAACTGTAATTTTTGCCATTATCTTCTACCGTCAGGTTGAAAGTCAAATCTAAATAAACCTAATCTCCAATTTTCATCTGTTGAATCATTTTCTATTTTTAATGCTGCTAATCTAGCTCTTGCTCTAGTATCAATTTTATTTGTTGAGGATGATATAGTAAAAGGCCCCAAAGGTGAAGAGACTGCTGTTTCAGAAGGATAGTCTCTTAAATCTAAAGTAATTTTAGCATTGCCTTGTAATATTTTAAAATCAGGAATTAATCTTCTTATTTTTATAAAGAATTCTCCATCTCCATTTACATCTAAATCAAAATCTCCTGATTTAATATATGCTGAAATAGCAGTCGCATTACCATTAGCATCTACTTCATTAACTCCAGTTTCATGTTCGTAGTATATTGAACTTCCTTGACTAGCTGATATACCATTAACTGTAGGAAATGTTCCTGCAGAACTAGCCACAAATTTTGTAGCATAGGGTTTATCAAAAACTCCTTTATCTACATAAGAAGATCTAGCTAAAGATCCAGTAACCCATGTACCTTCTAAATAATTATATATGACCATTCTATTTACTAATGTACTATTTGCATCTGGGTAAAACCAAATTATTTCATTAAATAAACTATTATGTGATGCATAGACTTGTTGATTTGCATTAAAATTTAAACCAAGATTATCTCCTGTTGTTTTGAAAACAAAATCTTCAACAAGACATTTTAATCTTTTTACTGATCCATCGTAAACAAAAAACGCTCCTTCATCTGACATCCAGTAAACACTAGTATCTACAAATACCATTGAATTTTGTCCTAGCACCCCACAATTTGATCCAACCTGTCTTATAGAAAAAGTAAAAGGAGGGCCAACAAACTGTGCAATGTAAGCAGAAGTATCGGTTCCAATAAATGTGTAATCTTTACCTTGAACAGCACCTCTTATTTCACTTCCAGAATCTAATTGAAAAGTTCCTGCAGTATTTATAGATGTAGGTTGATAATCAGTTCTATCTTCTTGATCTGAAAATCTTATGAACATTTTATCTTGAGTTGTGGGACTGCCAATTGTAGTTTCAGTCCCCAAATGAAATAAATGCCTATCTCTATCCGATACAATAGTCATAACTGATTTTGTAGGATTATTTGCAATACTTGTTGCACGAGTTGATAAAGCGGATGTATCAGCTGCAATAGGCGACCAGTTAAATGATCTTCCATTATGTACAGTTGCTATTAATATTTGACCAAAAGTATCTAAAGACCATATACCAGGATAAATCAAAGTATTAGAACTTGATCTTGCAGTACCCCACGTTTCAGCTCCCCATGTGCTTGCTCCCCATCCAAAAGCTCCTGTTTGAACTAATGGGCCTATTTTTATGTAAGGCAAAGGATCTAGTGTTCCGTCATTCGTGGCTCCTGTGCCTGTTTCCGCTGTAGGCATTTCAATTGTAAAAGTTGTTGTGCTTGGAATTGTTTTAACTTCAAATAACACATCGTCAAAATCAGTAGAAGTATAATCCGTTTGACCTCCTGTAAAAGATCCTGCGTTTTCAAAAGTAATAATGTCACCAATCTCTAAGTTATGTGCTGCAGTTGTTGTAATAGTAACAGTTGTAGATCCATTAGTAGTTGTTATATCTGCACCCGTTTGTTGACGATCAGGATCTATTGGAGTGATGTCATAAAATTCACCTGAATAATAAATATATAAGCAACGGTTAGTTCCAAGAGCTGAGTACTTTCTTCCATCTAAATCAAACCATGTTATCTGTGCTCTTACTGAACCTATAAGAGTTTGTGAATTTAATTGACTCCACCCCCCTATTTTTTCAGGTTGACCCGTTCTAAAACGTACATTATCTCCATCTACCCAGTTATTTTCATTTTGGGTATCTGTCAATTGTTTATTGAAACCAGGTCTAAATGGTATTTTTGTTAAAGCCATAAATGTATTTTACAATATAATTAGTATATAGTATAGAAGGTAATATGAGTATAATGAAAGCCAAAATAGTATGGTTTCCAGATAAATTATCTTTCATTACAGAGGATAATCTTGAAAATAAAATAGACTGGGATCAGGAGCATTTAAATACTGTTCGTCAATACATGAAAGAAGATGGACTCTTGTTTCCTGCTGTATTTAAAGATAATGAAATACACTGTGGTCACTATAGATTTAAAGTAGCAAAAGAAATGGGTTATGGTGGTGTTGATGCATATAAAGTAAACACTTTTAAGGAAGCTTTAAAATTGACCACTTTTACAGAATTATGTTATAAGCATTACAAAGAATATAAAGAAAAAAACTATGTATGAATCACTAACAGAAGCAACTAAATTTCATGCTGTAAACCAAGACAATTGGATTGGTGAAGCATTAGCAGAATATAAACATCAAATTTTTAATTTAATAAAAGAAAATAATATCAAAACCATTTTAGATTATGGTTGTGGTAAAGCAAAATTTCATTCTATTCTATTTAATAATAGAAAGGTTCCAGGTTCACCAATGGGTATAAATATAACTCCATATGATCCTGCGGTTGCACAATTTTCAAATAAACCAACAGGTCAATTTGATTTAGTTTTATGTATTGATGTCATGGAACATGTTCAAGAAGATAAAGTTGAAGAAGTATTAAAAGACATATTTACTTATAGTAATAAAGTATTTTTAACTATTACTTGTTATCCTGCCAAACAAATTTTAACTAATGGTAAAAATGCACATTATACTGTTAAAGACCCAGATTGGTGGAAAGAAAAATTAAAACCTTATGACGGTAAATATATTGCTATATTTCAAACAAAATCTAAAAGAGGTGGAGACGTAGTTAATAAAGAAGAGTGGAAACCAAATGAAATTACATTAAAAAAGTTAGAAAAAAATGATAAAACATTAGATGAAAGTCAAAAAGAAAAAGCACAATCATTA